CTTCCTGATCCAGCGTCCTCGGATACTATCAAAGATTTAACAACAGCTGTTTTGAAACTAGGCACTGTATACAGTGTAGTTAAATCTGTTGTGGTTAAGTCTACTTTTTTATTTATAAAACTATTAGCCATTATTGTAAAAAGAAGTTTTGAGCTTCTACTTCATCCTTTAATTCTTGTTGATATGTAGAATTTAATTTTTCTACGATTGCATCAAGATCTCTTACTTGTGCCTCTGCCGTTCCTAAATCATATTCTTTACTTGGTCTTGTTAATACTTGTACTATCTTTGCCATTATCTACGTCCGTCCGGTTGTATATCTAATCTAAAAGTTCCTAACTTCCAGTTTTGAGAAGAAGAGGTATTTTCTATTTTTAATGCAATAGCTCTAGCTCTTGCGCGTGTATCTACTTTTTGTGTAGCTGTTGAAACTGTAAATGGTCCTAATGATGAACTAGCTTGGGCATCATTTGGAAAGTTTCTTAATTGTAATGTAACTTGTGCATTTCCTGTTTGAGATATAAAATCTGGTATAAATCTTCTTATCTTCATTATAAACTCACCATCTCCTCTAATATCAGCTGTGCCTGTTGTTGCACCTCGTGCAATCCTTTGAGTAATATCAAAATCTCCAGAAGCTATGTTAGCTGTGATAGCTGTTATAGTTCCATTTTTATTTTGATCTGTCCCTGTTTCGTGTTCATAGTATATTGTTGTGCCCTCTGTGTTTCCTACCACATCAAAAGATGTGTCAGTTCCCGCATCATATTCTGTTGCGTGTGGTAAACCAAATACTGCAGAATCTCTCCACATTGTTCTGGATAATGTTCCGTTTGTCCAAACTGGCCTTTGTGGTGAAGAGTCAAAATA